CAGGTTTGCCGGTTACTTTTTCAATCGCTCGAAAAATAGCCGCAGCAACAGGCGTTTATTCGGTCGCTGGTCAGTCATCAATATTATCGGTTGCTCGGAAGCTGAGTTGCTCACCAGCAACGTACACACTAACCGGCAAAGCATCATCGTTCGTTTACTCGCGCAACCTTAACGCAAACTCAAGCAGTTATTCAGTATCAGGAAAAGCGGCTGCATTAAATTACCTAGCAGGGCGTGCCAATTATGCAATGGCCTGTGCGAATGGCGTTTACAGATTAACTGGATTAGATGCTGCTCTGGCAATCCAGAGCATCATCAAATACCCACTCGCAGGCATAAGCAGAGCATTTGAGTTAAACGGCATTGCTAGAGGCTATGAGTTAGCAGGATTAACGGACACCATGCCGTTAAGTGGCGTTAGTAACAGCTATCCGTTATCAGGCATTAGCCGGAGTTATCCATGAGCACCATCGTTACGCGTACCGCAAACGGATCGCCGCTAACTATCTTGCAACTCGATGCCAACTTCACAAACTTAAACACAAACAAGGCGGAAACGGCAAACCCAACTTTTACGGGTGCGGTTAAGATTGACTATGGAACAGCAGCAGCGCCTGCACTAGCGTTTTCAGGCTCAACTAATACGGGAATTTACGGAAGTGGTACTGGCTTAACGTCATTAATTGGCTTTAGCATTAATGGCACAACCGTAGCGGAAATTGATAGTAGCGCAAGATTTTTTAGCGCAACGACCAAAATAGCAGGAAGCTTTAATTTTCAAGTAGGCGCAGTTAAAGCAGGGAGCAGCGGCAGTAATGCTGTGAGTATTGGAAACAACAATACGATGTACGGGGCGTTTCCTATAGCAATCGGTGCTGAAAATATAGTCAATTCTCAATCGGTTGCAATAGGGGCGAATCATACGGTCAATACAGTTAGTTCAACTGCAATTGGCTCTGGTGTCACATCAGCGCATGATTTTCAAGTTTCGTTTGCAAACTGGGGGCTAGAAAGTGGACAACGCAGCGTTTATTGCTTACGAGCCGACACATCAGATAACGCAACGCCAACATTAATGTCGATGTTCCCTGCTTATTTTGACGTGGCATCAATACCCGTTATTGCATCGCTTATATCCCTGAAAGGTCAGATTTTAGTCAGAGACACAACAACAGTTGGTTCGGCACTTTTTGACATAACAATTATGTCAACTAATCAAGTCTTACGAGGCGTAGTAATCACCCCGATATTTGGAACTGGAACACTGACACTGGCTAATTTACCCGCAAGCAAAATACAAGTGGTTACGAGTACGGGAACACTAGCGATTAATGTAACCGGATTGGCAAGCAAGAACTTAGTTTGGCTGTCAACTTTAGACGCAACAGGGGCATAACATGGCATTGCAATTCAGCTTCGATAGTCAGTTCGATATTAATTTTCCAACCGCCTATGCACGAGTTATTTCGTTTAATGGCGACAAGCTACAAGTTAATTTTTCGGTGGCTATTTATAAAGATCAACAGGCACGAGAAAGCAGCAAACAGCCGTTGTTATTTAGCAGGCACACCGTTGCATATATTGACGGAATGGCAATATCGTCGCTTTATGATTATTTAAAAACGCTACCAGAATTTACCGGAGCGGTTGACGTATGAGCTTAATCGTCGAAACCGGAACAGCCAGTTCAACCAGCGAAAGCCTATGCAGCGTTGCTGACTCACTCGCTTATCACTCAGCGCGTGGCAATGGCACATGGGCAACCATCACCACTACGCAGCAAGAGCAAGCACTACGTCGGGCTACTGATTATATGGAGGCGCTGTACTCGCAAAGATGGGCAGGCACGCGCACGACATCAACACAAGCCCTGTCATGGCCTCGTTACAGTGTCTTTGTAAATGGCTATGTCACGTCAAGTTCAGCGGTGCCAAGAGCCATTGTTAATGCTTGCTCTGAACTCGCCTTGAGAGCCGCAGCCGGTGAATTGTTGAGTGATTCAACACAACAAAAGACCCGAACCAAGGTAGGTGACATTGAGGTTGAATTTGATAAATACTCGCCTGCATCTACGCAGTATTTAGCCATCACCGCCTCGTTAGCACCTTACTTCGAGTTGGCCTCTAGCTTAGAGCGTAAGGTCGTCAGGTGAGCTTTTACGCTGACATGGCATTGGTTGCAGACAACACCCTGAAAGACTTGGGGCAGTTGGTCACGCTCACCACTAAAACGGTAGGCGCTTACAATCCAGCGACTGGCAATGCAGCAGTAACCGTATCAACGCAACAAGTCAAGGCAGTCGTGTTTCCTCGTGGTGCTAAGGATATTGACGGCACACTCATTCAACAAGGCGATCAAAAGTTATTACTGTCTATGGCAGGGGTAACAGCGCCGCATTTAGATGATACCGTTACGATTGGCGCTACCACTTACACCATCACTTTTATCAAGCTACTCGCACCCGCAGGCGTTAACGTCTTGTGTGAATGTAATATCAGGGGCGTGTGATGGCCGGTAACTTTGCACTGGATATATCACGCTTTGTTAATCGGACTCACAGCAATGTGGATTTAGTGACTAAGAAAGTCATCATTAATTTAATGCGCTCAGTAGTCAGAAAATCACCTGTGGGTAATCCTGAGATCTGGGTAACGATGCACAATGGGCAATATGTCGATTATGAATCGGTACACGGTATCAGTATCTATATAGGTGGACGCTTTAAAGCTAACTGGCAATATGAAAACGGCTCTATGCCTAGTGACACCCTAGATGGAGTTGATGCAAGTGGGGGCGCTACACTGGCTCGCATGATTGGCGAAATACCACAACAAGCATCAGGAAAGATTCACTACATCGTTAATAATCTACCTTATTCAATCAGACTTGAAAATGGTTGGTCATCACAAGCGCCATTAGGAATGGTGGGGTTGACCATATCAGAATACCAAGGCGTTGTAAGACGTGCAGTTCAGGAGGTTAATCCATGAGTATTTCCGCTATTCGTAGCACTCTGGAATCAGCGCTTGACGGCATGACACCGGCACTGGCGACAGCATGGCAGAACGTGCCTTTTACGCCGGTAACGGGTACACCTTACCAACGTGCTAGTTTGCTATTAGCCGAACCCGACAACCAAGAGTTTGGGGCAAGCTTTCAGGAACAAGGCTTTTTGCAGGTGGATTTATGTTATCCGCAGTCGGTCGGCTCTAACGCAGTTGAAGCGCGTGCTGAATTATTACGCACAACTTTTAAACGCGGAACCTCGTTGGGTGGCTTAACGATTACCGCTACACCAGAAGTAAAACCAGCTTACAACGATGGGGATAGATATGTGATACCCGTCAGAATTCGTTTTCACACTTACATTTCAACATAAGGAATAAAAATGGCAATTGCACAGGGTATAAATAAAATCGTTGCGATTAAAAAGCAATCAGCACTTGGAACCCCTGCAACGGGCACAGGTGCAACTGCTCTGCGTCGCGAACAATCAAGTACGAATCTTAAAAAAGAAACGTACGCTAACAACGAGATTGCAACACATCAGCAAAGCACAGGCAAGACTCACGGTACACGCTCAGTAGACACCTCGCTAAATGGCGTGTTATCACCTGGCACTTACTCAGCCGTCATCGGTTCAATCTTGCGTCGTGACTTTGCAGCCGTAACCGCTTTATCTACGCAAACCCTAACTTTCGCAGGAGCTGCGGGTGCTTGGACTGCGACAGGAACGGGCTTTCTAGCGGGCTTTCTTAAAGTCGGTGGCGTGTTCAGAGTTACCACAGGCTCAGCGACTGGAAACAATGGACGTAACTTTTTAATCACTTCGGTTACTGCCACAGTAATTACATTTATTGCTTTAGATGGCGCAACTGTAACAGCCGGTTCAAGCACAACTTGTATTATCACTTTAACGGGTAAACGTACATTTGTACCAGAAACCGGACACACTAAAGACTATTACACGCTGGAAGAATGGTATGGCGATCTGTCAGTTTCTCAAACTTACACAGACATTATGTTTGGCAAGTTGGATTTTGGTCTACCGGCTACAGGTAACGCCACTATTTCTATCACTGGTGCGGGTCTTGATCGTCCAGTCTCCACAGGTGTTCGTGTATTCACTACACCGACTGAGTCATCAACCAACCCAATCGCTGCGGTTAACGGTGTATTGATTGTTAACGGTGTCAAGGTGACTAACATCACTGGTCTGACAATTTCAGTTGACGGTAAAGCGGCAAGCATGGGCGCTGTAGTGGGTTCTAACGTATCACCTGATATACAACGTGGTGCCATTGAAGTATCAGGCTCATTCACTGCATTGTTTGATGCAATGACTTTGTCTGACTTATTCAACGCTGCCACTCAGATCGCTCTAGTTGCTGTCATCACTGATGGCTCTGCGGCTACCGCTGATTTTTTCACTATCACTCTACCCAATATCACCTTAGACGGTGACAGCAAAGATGATGGCGACAAAGGCATAGTCGGCACT